CGTCCAGGGTTTTGCAGGTGCTGAAAATCGTTTCGTACATGGTGTTGTCCTCCTGTGTGGTTGTGGTGGGTGTGTCATCGTGGCCACAGTATAGGGCTGCCACATATTTTTGTCAAGCCCCTGCACGGCAATTTCGGCGACTTTCTGCGTTTCGCCCAAATATAGGGCGGACTTTTTGTGCAAAATGTAGGGCTGTCTTTTACGCGCATACGCGGTATAATAGGGGCGTGAGATCGACACGGAAGGAGGCCGGAAGCCTTGCAGCAAAAGCAGTTAAAGACCACGGAGGCCCAGCGCCGGGCGTCTGCGAAATGGCAGGCGGAGAACACGGAGAAATTGACCGTTAAGCTGTACCACACCAGCGGCGTTACAAAGGCCCAGATACAGGCCGCCGCGGAGACCGCGGGCCAGAGCGTCAACGCCTGGATCGTGGACGCCATCAAGCAGGCGCTTTGACGGACAACCGCGCCCAGGCGGAGCCCTCGCCACTTCGGCGGGGGCTTTTGCTATGCCCGGAGGCCTCCACCGGACGCAGCGCAGCGGCACGGACACGCCGCCCCCCCTTGTGCCCCCGCTTCCCTCTTTCTCTCCTGCCTCCCTTTTCCCCTCTCACACTCTCCCCTTATTCCTCCAATCTCTCTTTCTCCTATCCCCCCTATAATCCCCCCTTCCCTCACGATAGCGCGACGCTGCGCCGCGGCTGCTGCGGTAGAAGTACAGAAGGTGGTTATGGGGAGACTGACGATAGGACGGGAGATAGGTGCTTTAAGCTCCGAGGTGGGGGAGATGTAGAGACTAACGAGACGAGGAGTGTACGGAGGGGAAATGGAGCTTGGCAAGAAAAACGTGTGATAGCTGGACATCTGATTTTCTGATAACTGGCAGGAATGACGGGGCGGGGAGATAGACGGCAGAGAGGCGGCGGCGTATTGGTGCAAAAGCCCGGAGAGGGCGGGCAATAAGCACCGGCGAAATCGGCAACGGGCGGCGAGAGAAAATGCGAAATTCAATGGGCTATTGATGAAAAAGCCTTTGTTTGCAATGGCTGGCGGGGTGTGCTGTGCACTTTCTGTGTACTTGGCGGGGCAATTTGGCAAAGAGAGAGGCAGGCGCGGCGGGGCATTTCAGCAGCGGCGAGCAGCGCGGGAGGTTTCGGCAATCGGCGGCAATTCGGCAGGGCGGAAAGACAGGCGGCACGGCGGGCGCTGGGGCCGATATGCTATGCAGGAGGTAACCGGTATAGGGGGAGGGGGTGGCGGAAAAACAGCCGGCCCCTTCTGGGCGTGGGGTAGGATACATCATCCGCACCCACTCCCCCGTTCCACGGCCCTTAACCACCCTGTCGCATTCTGCCGCCAGCAGGTAACGCCGCGCCTTCTCCCCTCGCCCGCCCGTATACGGCGCGCAGCGTGGCACAGTGGGATAGCGGAAAAGAGGGCGGCGGGGTTTCGGAAACGGCGGGGCGAAATTATAACAGGAAATTCACCGGGCTATGGCGGTCTTTTGCCGCGGCCCGGTTTTTGCGTATATGGCATAGGGCAACAAATTTATGGGCATAGGTGGCATACGGTGGGCTGTGGTGGCAATGACCTTTTTTCGTTCATTGCTTCGACCACGAAAGTGTGGTATTAAGGGATTGGGCGGAGCATTTTTCTCCTTTCGCCGCGGCGTTGGGTTCCTTCGGCGCTGCGGCACACGGCCCCGTAGCTCAAACGGGAGAGCGCGCCAAAGCTGCTGGCACGGATGCGGGTTCAAATCCTGCCGGGGCCTACTACCGAGAAAGCCCGCCAAGACATACGGACGATCACCGGAGTGATGACCGGACACCCGCGGGCGGCGCCGCGGGCAACGCATCGCTGGTAGCCAATCCAGCCGTCCGTGCAAGCACCTCCGAAGTGTATATAAGCGCTGCCCCGTAAGCAGGCGCTGCGCCGGTGTTATCCTGTTCTGCCGGCGTCCCCAGTGCAATTCTGGCAGGGGATCATGACAACTACTGGCGGAGGGAGGCGGCGAAATGGCAAATCCGGAAAGAACGAGAAAAGACGGGACCCCGATCCGGCGTAAGCCGAGACAGCCGCGCGACAAGCGCGAAAAGAAACAGAAGCCCCCGGCCGCAGCGGAACAGGCCAAGAAGGCGGAGCCGATGCGGAAGGCTGCTCCTCCAAAGCCGTTTACGCCGCCCGCGCAGGCGGCGGAGCAGAGGCCGACGGGCACACCGTTTCGGCACAGCGCGGAGCACATGGCAAAGATGCAGGCCGCCGCAGCCGCCGCAGCCGCCGCAACCTCGATATTTGAGACCGCGGATGAGTTCGACACCGCCGCAGAGGCGTATTTCGACTACTGCGACGCCAACGGATTGCTGTACGGCGAGGCGGGGCTGTGCCTGGCACTGAGCAAGAGCAACCGGAAGGGCCGCACCGTGACGCTGAACGCGCTGCGGGACTGGTACGACGGGAAGCACTGCGAATATTTGCAGGATGCGGCGCAGCGCGCCTACCTGCGGATACAGGCACAGATCGAGACAGACCCCACCTACCGGGAGAAGGGTATGGTGCCCCGCAGCATATTTTTGCAGAAGCAGACGCGGCTGGGCGGATACCAGGACAAGGTAGAGACAAAGAGCGACGCCACGGTGAAGGTCATTTTCGGCAGCGGCGTGGACGAGAGCGACTTCAAGTGACGGGAGGCTGCAAGGGATGCTTGAACTGATCTTGGCCATCACGGCGTTTGGTCTACTGGCGGCGGAGATCGCACTGTTGGCAGCGTTGGCGGCGCTGATGATGCGGCGGCGCGACGACAGACGGCCCCCCGCACAGGCGGGCGGCGAAACGGAGGCAGGCACCCCCACGCCGGAGAAGCCGAAGCCCGGCAGCGTGGATGAGGGCTTTGAAAACATCATGCAGTACGCCGTGAAGGGCCGCAACGGCCTTGACGCGGACGAGAGACGATAGGACGAGGAGGCGGACGGGGGAATGGCCATCGACAAGACGGTGCAGGCGATATTTGACAAGGCTATGTACCTAATCGACGCGCAGAACGAGAGCACCGGTTCTACCACGTCCGCCGACACAAAGGAATACCGGGTACGTACCATCGGCATTCTGAATAACCTGCTGGATGTGGTGTATCCGGCCAGCGCCACTTATCCGGACGACAACGCCGGGAGGCCGGCGCTGGACGACATTTACAGCTTTGAGGACGAGCTGGACCTGGATCCCCGTATCCTGCGGGATGTACTGCCGAACGGACTGGCGGCGCACCTGCTGAGCGAGGAGAACCCCTCGCTGGCAGAGTACTTCCAACAGCTTTTCGAGGAACACCTTGAGGCGGCGAGAGCAGGCGTGCGTGCCACATTTGAGAGCGTGGACGACGCAATGCCCTACGGAGGCATTGAATACGGCCGCTTTTCACGCTGGTTTTAAGCCCGAAACCAGGGCATAAACAATATTCCCGCCAAACCAGGCGGAAAGGAGCAGCTTATGGACGAAATGGAAAATGCCGGCATGGAAATGAACGACACCGCAGACCAACGGGACGCATTTCTTGACGGATGGGACGGCAGCGAGAGCGTGGCGGAGACAGACCAGCCCGACACGGAAGCTGACGAGGAGACGACAGGCACGGAGGAAAATTCCGACGATGCCAAGGCCGGAAACGACGAGGCGCAGGAGAGCGAAGCCAATACCCAGGCGGCGCAGGAGGGCGCGGAGGAGGACCAGCCGGACGCGGAAAACGGCGGAACGCCGGAAACCGCGTGGATCATCAAGCACAATGGGACGGAGCTTACTGTGAAACCCGGCGACATCACGCCAGAGCTTTTGCAGAAAGGCGTGGACTATGACCGCATCCGCACGAAATACGACGAGGCGAAGCCGGTGATGGAGGTATTCTCCGGGCTGGCAAAGGCCAACGGTATGACCGTGGAGGAATATGTGCGTGTGGTACGCGCCGCCGTGAAGAAGGCGGACGGCATGAGCGAGGAGGAAGCCGACCGGGCCATCGAGCTTGAGGACCGAGAAGCCGCTGTGGCCGCCAGAGAGGCGGAGCAGCAGGAGAGCGAGGCGGCAGCAGGCCGGCAGAGCGAGCGCATCAGCGCGGACCTGCGGGAATTTGCCGCGGCGTTCCCGGACGCATATAAACAGGCGGAGACGAACCCGGAAACCATCCCCCAGAGCGTATGGGAGGCCGTGCGAAGCGGATTGTCGCTGACGGCGGCCTACGCCCGGCACGCGGTGGAGAGCGCCAACAACGCCGCAAAAGCGGCGCAGGACCAAGCGAATGCAGCTGCGCTTAACCGAAAGAACAGCGCGCGTTCCGCGGGCTCTATGCAGTCCGCAGGGAACGAAAACCGCCAGAAAGATCCGTTTCTGGACGGGTGGGGCTCTTAAACTGAGCTGACGGGAGCCGCCTCTGCCCCGACAACGAAAGAGAGGCAAGCATTATGGCTATCAATTACGCAACCAAGTACGCGGAAAAGATCGCGGAGCGCTTTAAGAAGGCGTCTGTTACCGACAGCGACTGCGGGCACAGCTATACCTGGCTGAACCCCCACAGCAAGACCATCCGCGTGGGCAGCATGAACACCGTGCCGCTGACCGAGTACACCCGCAGCGGAGACAACCGCTTCGGCCCCACCTATGACGTGGGCGACACCTTGCAGGAGATGACCTGCGAGAAGGCTCCCTCCTTCTCCAGCACTATCGACGCGCTGGACGGCACGGACCGCGCGATCCAGGTTTCCGCCGGCAAGTTCCTGCGGACGCAGCTGGACGAGGTGATGGTCCCCTACGTTGACAAGCACCGACTGAAAAAGTGGGTGATGGGCGCCAACATCCAGGTGAAAGAGGCCACCGCGCCCACCAAGACCACCATTGGCGGCATGATCCTGGACGTGAACGCCAAGATGACCGACGCGCTGGTGCCTCTGGAGGGCCGCACCATCTACATCGGCACCGAGTACTACAAGCTGCTGAAGCAGAACCCCGACTGGCTGGGCGTGGACGCGCTGGGCAAGGAGGCGCTGGAACGCGGCGTCGTGGGCGAGTTCGACGGCTGCAAGGTGAAGCCCATCCCCTCCAGCTATATGCCGGCGGGCGTGTACTTCTTCATCAAGCACCGCAACAGCACCGTGGACCCCGTGAAGCTGGCGCAGTACGACATCCTGCCCAAGGTGAAGGGCTATTCCGGCCCTGTGGTGCAGGGTGTGTGCTACTTCGACTCCTTCGTGCTGGGCGCACGCGGCGACGGCGTGGCGGTGTGCGGCAATGCCGCCATCCTGGATGCGCCCACGATGTCGATCGCCAGCCACAAGGTGACGATCACCGCCGCCGACGGCGTGGTGTTCAAATACACCACCGACGGCAGCAACCCCCGGTACAGCACCACCGCACAGGTGTACACCGCCGTTGTGACGCTGGCAGAGGGCCAGACGCTGCGCGCTGTGGGCACCAAGGACGGCTGCGTGGGCATCGAGGGTACGCAGGCATACGAATAATGCCCCAACCATAGGGCGGACGCTTTTCCCCGGCGTCCGCCCTATTTCCTCGAATGGGGAGAATGCAGAGAGAGGCGAGCGCATGGCATACAGAGACAATACACCGACACTGAAAACCGGCGAGCTGAACCCGAAGCAAAAGCAATTCTGCCAGGCGCGTAGCCGCTATGTGGCCTACGGCGGCGCCCGCGGCGGCGGGAAAACCCATGTGCTGCGGGTAAAGGCGGCGGGTGGTGCGCTGGCCTGGCCCGGCATACGGATACTGATCGTGCGGCGGGAGTACCCGGAATTGGAGCAGACCATTATTATCCCCATGCGGAAAATGATACCGGCGGAGATGGCGACCTACAACGGCACGATGCGAATGTTTACGTTTTGCAACGGCAGCGTGATCAAATTCGGACACTACGACGCCGGCGGCGACGTGGAATACCAGGGCCAGGAATGGGACTGGATATTCCTGGACGAGGCAACGCACTTCACAGAGAGCCAATTTCGCACGCTGGGCGCGTGCTTGCGCGGCGCGACGAAAATACCGCGCCGTATGTACCTGACCATGAACCCCGGCGGCGTGGGCCATGCGTGGGTGAAGCGGCTGTTTATCGACAAGGAGTACAACGCGGACGAGAGGGCGGAGGACTACACCTTCATACCCGCCACGGTGGACGACAACCCGCAGCTGCTGGAGGCGTCGCCGGAGTACAAACAGATGCTGGACCTGCTGCCTGAGAACGTGCGGAAGGCGTGGCGCGACGGAGACTGGAATGCTATGGCGGGCACCTACTTCCCGGAGTTCAAACCGGACACCCATGTGGTGGAACCGTTTGTGCGTGTGCCGCGGGAGTGGCGGAAATACCGGGCGTTCGACTACGGTCTGGATATGTTCGCCTGCGTGTGGGTGGCCATAGACTTTGACGGGCGGGCGTGGGTATACCGCGAGGTGCAGCAAAGCGGGCTGATCGCCTCGGAAGCGGCACGGCTGATGACGGCGCTGACGGCACCGGATGAAGCGATATTCGCCACCATCGGGCCGCCGGATATGTGGTCACGGCAAAAGGACACGGGAAAAAACATCGCAGAGATATTCGCGCAGAACGGCGTGGGCCTTATCAAGGCCAGCAACAACCGCATACAGGGGTGGATGGCCGTAAAAGAGATGTTGAAGCCGCTGAAGGGCGACAACGATAGACCGGGGCTGCTGGTGGCCAACTGCTGCCGGGGGCTGATACGGAGCTTGGGGCTGATACAGAGCGATGAAAAGAACCCCAGCGACTGCGCCACAGAGCCCCACGACATCACACATATCTGCGACGCGCTGCGCTACTTCTGCGCGACGCGGACGCTGGCGGCGCAGGCCGCGGCACCGGCGCAGGAGCGCGAGCTGTACGAAAGAGAAACGGACTACGACGAGGAGATGACCGGCGGCGAGATGACCGGCAGCTATCTGACATACGGAGGTGGTTAAGCGGTGGCAAGCATTGGAAATGGCGGCAACAGCAGCATTCTGAAAATACACAGCTTTCTGGGGCTGAACGAAAACCTGGACGGCGACACCACGCTGGAGCACGGCGAGATGGCGGAAATGCGGAATTTTCGGATCACGGCGGACAACCACCTACAGATACGCCCCGGCTGCAAGACCGTGATGACGCTGGCGGCGGAGGACGAGCCGGAGAGCTCGACGCTGCACGGCGTATGGCGCGGGACGGTGGGCGGCGCGGAGCACCTGCTGGCTGCCTACGGCGGGCACATCTACGACGTGGACGTGGACGCCGGGACAAAGCGGGACCTGGGCACAGCCGCGGAAGCAGAGACAACGTTTTTCGCCTTTGGCGGAAAGGTATACCTGCTGAACGGCGCGGACTACAAGAGCTGGGACGGCGGAGCTGAAACGGGTTTCGCAGACGCGGACGCCTATGTACCGCTGGTGCAGATCAGCACGACACCGGCAGGGGCCGGGACGCTGCTGGAGGGCGTGAACCGACTGACCGGCAAGCGGCGCGTGCAGTTCAGCCCGGACGGCGAGGCGGTGACGTTCCAACTGCCGGAGAAAGAGATCGTGAGCGTGGACAGCGTGAAAATAAACGGCGAAGCCGTGACCGCAGGATGGGCCGCGGACGCAGCAAAGGGCACCATCACCTTCGACACGGCACCGGAAAAGGGAACAAACAGCCTTGAAACGGCGTATACGAAGGGGGACGGCGCTGCCGGGGAAGTTAAGGCGATGCGGTTTTCCGAGCTCTACAACGGCAGCACAGATACCCGCGTTTTCCTCTACGGCGACGGGAGCAACCGGGCGATCTACTCCGGCATACGGTACGACACCGGAGAGGCCAGCGCCGACTACTTCCCCGACCTGTACGAACTGCGGGTCGGCGAGAAAAATACGCCGATCACGGCGCTGGTGCGGCAATACGCCAGGATGATGGCCTTTAAGCCAAACAGCGCGTGGGCGGTGATCTACGGCACAACGGGGCTGGACGACGGCAGCACCACGGCGGCCTTTTATGTGCAGCCGGTGAACCGACAGTTCGGCAACGAGGCACCGGGGCAGGCGCGACTGCTGGAAAACAGCCCACTGACGTTGGACGCCGGAAGCATCTACCAGTGGATCAGCGAGGGAAGCAAGTATGTGAGCGCCAGCGAGAGCAACGCAAAGCGCGTGAGCGACCGGGTGGCGCGGACGCTGAAGGGCTTTTCGCTGAAAGATATCAAGACATACAACCTCAAGCGAGACCACGAGTACTGGCTGCTGTATGGGCGGAAAGCGCTGGTGCTGAACTACGCCAACAATACATGGTACGGCTATGAGGGGCTACCTTTTGACGAGATCGTGGAGGTGGAGGCGGAAAAATACGGTTTTGCCAGCGACGGCGCGGTGGTGCATTTCAGCCGGGAGTACCGCAGCGACGACGGAGAGGCCATAGACTGCTACGCCGCCACGGGAGCGATGGACTTCAACAAGGACTGGCTGCTGAAATACAGCCCGGCGATCTTTGTGGCGATGCAGCCGGAGAGTAATGCACGGATCACGGTGACGGTGGAAAGCGACCGGCGCAGCGACTACCCGGAAAAGGTGGTGGCGTACAGCCTGGCGACATTCACCCATGTGAACTTCGGCCACTTCTCCTTTGCCACCAACCGAAAGCCGAAGGTAAAGCGCGTCAAGATCAAGGTGAAAAAGGCAACGTTCTACCGGCTGATATTCAAGAGCCTGTCCGCCAGCGCCACGGCGACGGTGATCGAAACAGACATTCAGATGCGCTACGCGGGCAGCGTGAAATGAGGTGACGGGATTTGAGAAAAGACATGACGCCGCAGGGCGTATACGCGGAGTACAACGCCGGGCTACAGTTCTGCACCGGTATCGACCTATACGACACGGTGCAGGTGAACGAGAACTTTTTTATCGGCAAGCAGTGGGAGGGCGTACAGAGCAACGGGCTGCCGACACCTGTATTCAACTTCCTAAAGCGCGTGGTGCTGTTCAGCGTGGCCAATATCAGCACAGACAACCTAAAGCTACACGCCAAGCCACTGAATGGCGGCGGAGACGTGCCGGCATGGCTGCTGGAGATGTACAGCAACATTCTGAACGACCAGTTTTCCGCCATTTTTGAGAAAAACAAAATGGGCGGGTGCATACGGGAATACTGCCGGAACGCGGCGGTGGACGGCGACGGCTGTATGTACGCATGGTGGGACGACAGCATGGAGACCGGGCAGGCCAGCAAGGGCGGCATACGGACAGAGGTGCTGCAAAACACGCAGGTGCTGTTCGGCAACCCCAACAGCCGGGACGTGCAGAGCCAGCCCAGCGTGATCATTCTGCGGCGGATGCTGGTGCCGGAGGCAAAGCGGTACGCCGCGAAAATGGGCGCCAGCGACGATGACATCCAAGCCATTACGCCGGACGACAAGGAAAACGGCAACGTGGAGATGGACCAACTGGGCGGGAACAAGGTGACCGTGATGCTGCGACTGTGGCGCGACGAGGAGACGGGTACTATCCACGCCTACGAGTGCACGCAGGCGGCGGAGATACGCGGCGAGTGGGACCTGGGGATCAAGCTTTATCCGCTGGTGTGGATGCCGTGGGACTATGTGCAGGATTGCTACCACGGGCAGGCTATGATCACAGGACTTATCCCCAACCAAATATTCGTGAATAAACTGTTCGCCATGAGCATGATCTCGCTGATGACGCTGGCCTATCCCAAGGTGATGTATGACAAGACGCGCATTGCCGGGTGGAGCAGCAAGGTGGGGGCGGCCATCGGCGTAAGCGGCAACGTGGACGGCGCGGCAAAGATCGTGGATCCGGCGCAGATCAGCCCACAGATCAGCCAGTTTATTGAGCTGGCTATCAGCTACACACAGAAATTCCTGGGTGCAACGGACGTTGCGCTGGGTGACGCAAGGCCGGACAACACGAGCGCCATTATCGCCCTACAGCGTGCCGCCGCCACGCCGATGGAGCTGACAAAGCAAAATCTGCTGCAAAGCGTGGAGCAGATGGGCGAGATATACATGGAGTTCATGGCCGAATACTACGGCACGCGGCAGGTGGAAGTGGAGGACGGTCAGACCGGTGAAAAGGTCTATATCGATTTCGATTTCAACGTGTTGCGGGAGGTGCCGTGCAGCATTGACCTTGACGCGGGGGCAAGCTCCTACTGGAGCGAGATCGCCAATATGCAGACGCTGGACAACCTACTGATGCAGGGCAAGATACCCACCAGCGAATATCTGCGGCGGCTGCCCAACGGCCAGATCACGGACCGGGAGCGCCTGATCGCTATCACGGCGGCAGCGGAGCGCGGTGCAATGGTGCCGGGAATGGACGCGGCGACCGCAGCAGACGGAAGCGCAGAGGGTGCGCTGCCGGTGCGCGGCGGCGCAGGATACGGAGCCTTGCAGCGGAAAATCAACGAAAGCGGCGAAGTGCCGGGAACGGAGGGATAAGGCATGGCACTGACAAAGTTTGAGGAGAACATGGATATCATTGCGGCGCTGGATGACGAGCCGAACGACGTTGGCGGCCTATCGGCAGCGGAGCTGAAAGCCAAATTCGACGAGGGCGGCAAGGCGCTACAGGATTACATCAACAACACGCTGCTGCCGGCGCTGGACAATGCCGGCGTGGAGCGCACGGTGCTGCTGCCGTTGCTGAACGCCGGGTTCAAGTATATGCGTCTCAACAGCGACGGGGCGCTGGAGGTGAGCACCGACGGCACAGCGTGGCAGGCTACGGCCTCCTCCGGGCACCTGATCTACGACAAAGCCGGGCAGCAGATGCCGCAGCGGAGCCGGCTGAAGTTCACCGGGGACAGCACGGTAACGGACGACGGCACCTACACCATCGTATCCGGGGTGAAGGGCGACAAGGGCGACACCGGCGCGAAGGGAGACAAGGGCGAGAAGGGCGACACCGGCGACCAGGGACCGCAGGGTGCGGCATGGTATCCGGCGGTGGACGGCCTGGGTCACCTTCGTGCTGAGTGAAACGGCCACGCCGCCGCCCGCCTACAACATCCGCGGCCCCCAGGGCCCCCAGGGCGTACAGGGCTTGCAGGGCGCTACCGGCGCCACCGGCCCGCAGGGCATCCAAGGACCACGCGGCTTGCAGGGCGCCAAGGGCGAGAAGGGCGCGACGGGCGCCACAGGTGCCACCGGTCCTGCCGGCCCTGCCGGCGCGCAGGGCGCGCAGGGTGTACAGGGCAAGCAGGGCGAGACCGGCCCCACCGGCGCGGACGGCGCGGCAGGCCCGCAGGGCCCCGCGGGCCCA